GATGAGGAGGGGAGCTCACACGTACAAACCTAGGGAAAACATAGAATCAGACTTACACCATTCAGCCACGTAGCACATTATTCACGCCCACGTCCCAGTCATCTGAGCCACCAAAGTCGATGATTTTTGGAAACTCACTCATGCTGTCGATTGCCAGGCCCCGAGTCATGGTTGCGCGCACACTGCCAGGAATCCCACTGTGGACAGGATATCTTCCTTCTCTAGGCATCCCCAGTTCGAAATGTTCATCACGTCTTGCGGCAGTGATTGCAGAAAAGTCTACATCAGTGCGGGGAACTCTAGTGGCAGAACGACTCCAGATGACTCGCTTCTTCTTCTCGCTGCTGGCGCTTGACACGCTCGTGCGTTCAAGGTCGTCGTCAGAAGGCTCGTAGATGCGAGGTTTCCTTTGAGGTTTTGGTGCTTCGACCACTGGCATGACCATAGCTTGGCAGTCTCTTTCAGCAATGATCCTCATCGTCTCCTCAGCCATTTCAGTGGCGATGGTGTCAGTCGCATCAGCAAGCTTGTTGGTCCAGATTTCATCAACCAGTTGCATGTTTTGAATGTAACGTTGACACAATGCAGGCCAAACAGACTCCAGCAGCGGCACAGGACATTGGTTGTGCTCAGGAAGTGGTTTCACCATCAGGAAGTCAGAGCTGAGACATTTGGAGAACTCCTCAGTCAAGAGATGGGCACTCTCAATGGCTTCTCCGGCTCGGCGATTCGCTGCGTCAATGCCAATCCTGGCCTTATCCTCAGACTGGACTCTCCTCACTTCCATGTCAGCAATCGTAGTGAGATGCTCAGCTTGAACTAAGACTGCACGCTCAGTTAATCCAGCAACATCCGCTCGCAGACTGTCAATGAGAGAATCCTTCTGGGACATGGCCTCGGTCAGCGCCTTCAGCTGCACGTCTTTCTGAATGACCTGGTCCTTCATGTTGGCGACATCCATGGAGTGAACGGTGGAAAGGTCCTCCAACATCGTTACTTGACGATCTCGCACCTCACCAACACGCAGTCCCAATCTCATTCGGTCTCCGCTGGCATAGTGAATTTTGGAACGACCTTCAGCAGAGTAGACGCCACGCGTTGAATACCAGGTGGTTGGTGTGGTCAGGGAATAGTGCATCCGCATCATCTGAACCCTAGGGCGTGCGTCGTCATCACTCATGCCAATCAGAGCGCTGCGAAGGATGAAACGACATCTAACAGACCAGTAGTCAACCTTGTGATCAAAAAGCATTGAAAGCAAAGCGATTGCCCCAGGCCAGCACTCAGAGAACATGGGATCAAGACCAATCATCCAGCGTTTGTCAGCCTGATTGAAGATTGAGTCAGTAGCTTTGGATTCGACCAGAGCGATCAGGGCTTTCGGAGTGACACTGTTGACAGCGCTTAGCTTCAGGACGAGAGGAGTGGCAGTCTCTCTGTTTTTCAGGGACTCAAGATGTGAGGCAATGTAGTCTTCCACATACACAGTGCGCAGGTAGGCCATTGGCTGGTGATCATGGGACAGCTCAAACATGTCAGAAACAGCAGTGGTGTTGACAGACAGAGGTGTCAAAACAGACAAATCTTCATCCCGGGAGCACAAGCAAGTCAGAACATCACAATCTACACGAATGGAGCCATCGTCGTTGAAACGGGGAAGGGCCTGCATGAATCCTTTGACGTATTCATCATTCACAGTACCGCCAATTCTGGAGGCTTGATCAATGAAACCAGAGGCAAAGAAGTAGCGAGAGAGATTGAAATCATCATTCTCCATGCCAAGAGCAGGGGTGATCAGGGGAGCGGTTTGAACCATGGTGATGGCAGGCAACTCAAGAGGTGTGAGGCCAGCAGCAACTTCATTTTGAATCAGTGGGGGGAGTGAGTCAATGATCGCAGGGTCAACATGTGTGGAGGTGTCAGTGACATCCAATTGAAGAGGTAATTCAGCAGCCGCATCCTTGACTTCATTCAACATCCCACGTCTTTCAAGAGCTTCAATGATGGCACACTGCTTCTCAACAACATCAACATTGCGCAACACTCCAAATCCAAGAGGAGAAATCATACTACGTATAGCAGAGAAAGCGGTGTAATGAGTCAATGTCCCATTGTTCAGTGTAGGCTTAAAAACCAACAGGTGACGGCACATCGCAAGATAGCGATCAGAGGTAACAAATTCATCAGTACCACGAGGAACGGTTCCGTAGATACTGCAGCCCAGATCTCCAACTGTCACAGTGACTGTGATCGGCTTGCTCCCAGATGCAACCAAGTCCAGCTTGCGAGATGGTCCTCCAAAAGTAATTGATTCAGCCATTGTAGTAGTAGTTAGTTTCAGTAAGTTATAGTAAGTCAGTCTTCACAGTTCATGTAAGGATGTCACGTGTCGTAAGCTTTATC